GAGGAATGCGACATATTTGAATCATGGTCGGATTGTATATCGCAGGAAGATTTTGACAACGCCAGGGAGGGATACTTTTGCAAGCATATCTGCGGTGTAAATCCGTCCTGCGAACGTTTTCAGGATGTGCACCGCCGTTCCGTGGAAGCGTGGCTCGCGAAGAAACAGGCAGAGGAGGATATGGCTCTTGGATATTAAGTTTACTGTTTATGCGTGGCGCGACATCATGAAGATCTGCGGCGCCATCACGTTGACCTGTCCGAAGGAAATGATCATATGCCGGTATATTGACCTGCGCTTTGAGTCCTGCGAGTGTATTGCCTATGGCTCCAATGGTTGCCAGTTCACACGCATTTCTGTGCCGTGTGAATGTCGTGATGTTCCGTGGCAGTATCATCTGCTCGTCAAACCGATGAAGATTCCTTCCGGTACAAAATTTGTTGAAATCCATATTGACCAGAAGAACAAAAAATTCGATGTGGCCTATATTGATGCCGAGGACGATATCCGCGATGCGGTTGTCTGTGATTTCTTCGACGGCGATCCGTTTGATTATGAACGCTTCTGGCAGAAAACGCATGATACGCTGAATCAGTATAACCAGGGTTCCGGTCAGTATTTCATCTGCGTGAACCCGAAATATCTGATCAACGCGCTGGAAGGCATGAAGTCCTGCGACCGTGTTATCATGAATTTCGGGAGCTGCGTGGATGGGTTTACGATTCGTCCCTATGATGATGACCAGCCAAATATCGAAGCAGTCATCTATCCGGTCAGGCCGATCCGGTAATGGGACGGAGTGATATTTATGCATTCGAAAGATTATCTCGACGGAATGACCGCAGCCCTCTGCTGGATCTCCGATATCTTTGAGTCCCGATCCAACGCGTTCCTCTCCAGGAAACTGCTCCGGAAGAAGGACGTGCGGCTGATCGCCGCGATTTGTGACGCCGCCATCCGTGCGCGTTTTAAGATGGCTGACGTCGGTCCGCGACAAATGGATCTGATTCTCCATAAAGATGGTACCGCTGAGTTTATCGAAAGGAAAGAAAAAAAATGAAAACGGTTCGTGAATTAATTCAGGCTCTGTTGATTAACGGCAATCTTGATGACGAGGTCACTGTTGAAGTCGTCGTCGTGGATAAGCATGACGGTGAATCCTGCTTCCAGACGCATCTCCCGAAATACGTTTACCATATGGATGACGGTGAAACAGTCATCGAATGCCATGAACACTGATGGAGGCACGCGATGGAAAAGAAAACATATCGTTACGCCATGCTCATGCGTCCGCCGCAGCTTGGCGCCTGTCCGATGGAAGGACTGATCAGCGTCTCCTGCGAGGAAGACATCGCGCCCTCTGGTCATCATACCTGGGGCTGGGCGAAGTATAACCGTAAACTTTCCGATAAAGAAATCTATGACTATGAACTGGAGGAATTGAATGATGAGATATGTAAGAAGTGAAAGAAGTAATACAGCGTCCGGCGGCATCGGATTTTCAAGCCTGCTCCAGATTGCGTTTATTGTCCTGAAGCTATGCAAGGTGATCGACTGGAGCTGGTGGATTGTCATGCTACCGACCATTATCCCATGTGGGATCCTCGCCGTTATATTTGCCTGTATCCTGTGGATAAACCATAGATAATTTCGCCGCCCACCCGGGCGGTCTTATTTTGTTTGGAGGAAGTATGTATACAGTTTACCATCTCCACTCAGATCTGTCTCTGCTCGATTCATGTTCCCGTTTTCAGGAATACGTTGATCTTGCCAAAGCACAGGGTATGAAAGCGCTTGCGTCCACAGAACATGGTATCCCACGATCGTGGGTTGAAAAGAAACTTGCCTGTGATGCCGCTGGGATCAAATTTATTCACGGCGTCGAAATTTATATTACCATGTCACTCGACGAAAAGGTACGCGACAATTATCATACGGTTCTTCTTGCCAGGAACATGGACGGGATCCATGAACTGAATCAGCTGATCGAATTGTCAACGCGTCCTGATCATTTTTATTACAACAACCGGATTACTTTTGAAGAGTTCCTTGCGATCTCTCCGAACATCATTAAGATCAGCGCGTGTCTTGCTTCTCCGCTTTCAAAGCTTGATTCGTCTGATCCGATGTATATGCGCCTGGCAAAGCATTATGATTTCCTGGAAGTCCAGCACCATAACGTTCCAGATCAGATCGCGTACAATAAGCGGCTTATGAACCTCGCAAGGCAACTGAATAAACCGTTGATTGCCGGCACGGATACACACGCGTCCTCGCTTTATAAAGCTGAGTGCCGTGAAATACTTATGGAATATAAAGAACAGAGATACCCCGGCGAAAACGGTTTTGATCTCGTCTGGAAGACAGAGGATGAATTGATCGAGGCATATGAAACGCAGGATGCTTTGCCGCGAAATGTGTACATGGAAGCTATCGCGAATACGAATGTGATGGCTGATATGGTCGAGGATTTCAAACTTGATAAATCTCCGAAGTATCCGATCCTGTATGGTTCTGCCGAAGCGGATGAAAAGAAACTTGCTGAAGTTACCGGCAGGATGCTGGATGAAAAGATCCGGTTGGGTATTATTCCGCCTGATCAGGCGGATGCTTTCCGAAAGGATTGCGCCGAGGAACTGGAAGCGTTCCATCAGACAAACATGTCCGGCTTTATGCTCTCCATGTCCGAGATCATTTCGTGGTGCCGGAACAGCGGCATTCCGATCGGTCCGTGCCGTGGTTCTGTCGGCGGGTCCCGGGTAGCTTATGTGACAGATATCATCGATATGAATCCTGTAACTTACAATGCGGTCTTCTCCCGCTTTTGTAACTCAGCGCGTGTCGAGTTGGGGGATATCGACTGCGACTGTATTGACACGGATCGCCCAAGGATCTTTGAGCATATCATCAATAAGTTCGGCGAAAAGTACTGCGCCCGTGTGGCGGCATACGGTACGATTGCTGATCTTTCGTTCGTGGATGACTGCGGCGGCGGTCTTGCGATTATATGGGAGCGCGAACATTTTCCAGAAAAGTTCCGCGACAACGGGCGCATGGATAAAACGAAATACGGTTTCGATGCAAAGAATCCGTATAACCCGAAGAAACTTCTCGCGATCAAAAAAGAATATCGTGAAGATCCTGATGCTGCGAAGCTGAATTATCCGGATCTGTTTTATTATTATGACGGGATCGCAGGCACACGGGTTTCCCAGTCTGTTCATCCGGCTGGCATGGTGATCTCCTGTGAAACGCTGGATGATCACTGGGGTGTGTTCAACAAGGATGGCGAGCGATGCCTGTACCTGACGATGGATGAAGCGCATGATGTGTCACTTGTAAAATATGACATGCTCGTGCTCAAGACAGTTCAGGTAATCAATGATTGCTGTAAGCTTGCCGGTATTCCCTATCCGCGTATGCATGAAATCAACTTCTGTGACAAGGATGTGTGGGACGATATCTGCAGGGATCAGCTGGGTATCTTCCAGTTTGAATCAGCTTTCGCGGCTGAATCGCTGGCTAAGTTTAAGCCACGAAGCATCGAGGAAATTACGGTGATCAACGCTGCGCTCCGGCCTTCCGGTCAGTCTTACCGGGATGATTTGCTGAAGCGTAAAGTGCATAAGAATCCGACGCCGCAGATTGACGAAGTTCTGAGCAATTCTCTTGGATATCTGGTTTACCAGGAACAGACAATCGCGTTCCTTCAGAAGGTTTGCGGTCTGTCCGCGTCTTATGCTGATACGATCCGCCGCGCCATCGGCAAGAAAAATAAACCGGTAATTGATAAGGCAATGCCTGAGATTCTGGAAGGTTATTGTCGTAATTCCGATAAGCCTCGTGCTGATGCCGAGAAGGAAGCAAAGGAGTTCCTGAAAGTAATTGAGGATGCCAGCGCGTATTCCTTTGGTTATAATCACGCGACCGGCTATTCTCTCCTCTCCTACCTCTGTGGCTACTATAAGCATTATTACCCCGAGCAATTTGTTGCATCCTACCTCAAGAATGCTGCCAACGACGACGATATCAACACAGGCCGCGCCATGGCAAAATCCCGTGGTATCCGCATGACGAAACCGAAATTCCGCCAGGACAACCGCACGTTCTGCATCGACAGCGAGAACCATACGATCTCCGATGCGCTCTCCTCCATCAAAGGCGTCGGCCTTAAGGATGCCGAAGCGCTCTGGAATCTGAAGGATCGCAGGTACGGTACGTTCGTTGAACTGCTCCGCGATATGACATTTTATCCGGGTGCCCTGAATATTGCCGTCATCGAAAAGCTGATCAAGCTGGATTACTTCAGCGAGTTCGGCTCAATCAAACGCCTCCTGTATCTGTACGATCAGTTCTATAATGGTCCGCATTGTTTCAAGGTGACGCTTGTCCCTGCGTCTCAGCAGAAGAAAATGAATGAACTGATCGCGCTCGAAACAGGTGACGACTCCTCTGTCGTTGGATTCCTGTCCGGTTTGATGGACACGCCTTTGGGCCAAACAGCAATCACCGGCAACGAAGATGATCCGCTGGACGTCGTGCGTTATGAGTGCGAGCTGCTCGGTTCGCCGATGACGATCCTGCCGAATTATAAAGGATACTATGCGGTGCTTGACGTGGACACAAAGTATTCGCCGAAGATCCGCATGCAGTCTCTGTCGTCCGGCAACGTCGGCATGATGAAAGTCCTGAAGAAAACTTTCCAGTCCGATCCGCTGAAACCGGGCCAGATCATCTGTATCGGTCGCTGGCAGCTCAAGGAAGCGTACGGTAAACCAGGCGTCATGGAGAACTGGATGGACTCGTATACAATTGTCTGACGCTGTTATCGTTGATTTATAATGCTTTCAGCACCTTGTTTGCGCTTTTGTGGTGGTGTATTAATTATACTATATGCCACCACTTTTTTTATTTTTGGCGTGGACAAATACGCCACAAAACCTCCTATATATGGTAGGAGAAGAAACTTCAAACAGACCGAAGTTTACTTCAATATCACTTCAATGAAAGGAAAAAGAATATGAGAGGACTTGCTACGATCCGGGGTGATGCTTATTGATACAAACCGGATGTGTTTATTTAATTCAAAATAAAATAAACAATAAAGAATATGTCGGTATTACAACATATGGTGCTCAATATAGATTTAGGCGGCATATTGCATCTTCTATGCGTGGTGACGAAGATTGTTGTGCAATTCATCGAGCAATAAGAAAATATGGAGCCGATAACTTCGCACTTTCTGTCTTAGAAAATGATGTGCCAATTGATAAACTTGGTGAAAGAGAAAAGTATTGGATCAATAATCGCAATAGTTTGGTTCCAAATGGTTATAACATTAGGCTTGGCGGAAACGATTCTGGCGCAATTAAAATACTTCAAATTGATCCATTTACTGGAGAGGTTATTAATTCATACCCATCGATGACTGCTGCATCTATTAGTACTGGTATTGATTTGAGCCATCTCAGTAAAGCTTGTAGAGGAGCTACTACCTGCCATGGACATAAAATAAAATCTGCCGGCGGATTCATATGGAGGGTTGAAAATGAGCCAGAAGATTTTAATTCTATTGCCTCAATAAATCCTCATATTCAAGGGAGAAAAGTTTATAAAATACAAATTGGCACGAAGTTAATTTTAGATGAATATGATTCTGTAAAAGATGCGGCTGATAAAAATAATATTAATCAATCGTCGATATCATCATGTCTATCCGGTAAATATAAATCTGCCGGAGGATTTGGGTGGTGTTTTGCTGACAATTATAAAGAGTATAAACCAGCATTTCCAATGAAAGTTGTACAGATGTTTGATACAAATGGCAAACTCTTAAAAGAATTTGACAATGCTGAAGATGCATCAATATATATATGTGGATCTGATAAAAAAGTGCATTGTATTCGAAGTACATGTCGATTAAATGG